GGACGATTCCTATTTGAGTCGGAGAACGGCAAACTAACTACTTTATATAAAGTACAGAATTAGGGGCATCATCACTGACGCCCCTTAACTTCCACCTATATTATCTTGGTCCAATAAAACGATCACCATTGAAATGAATCATATGGTCTGGTGTATCAGCAAGCCACACTTCTGTTTCCCAAGCGATATCTGTTACATGTTTTTTAAACTCTTTTGCATTAGGGAATGCTGTAACATATACTATCCCATATGGACAGTTTTGTGTAAACTCTTCAAGCTCTACCATTCTTTTGGCTGATACTGGACCATGTGAAGTGACAACCTCTATTAAAAATAACCATCCCTGCTCATCATCAGATATAATAACATCTGGCAATTTTGAGTGCTCTGTGATGACTAAAGATAAAGCTTTTAATCCTTCATTATCAACGTAAAGATCTTTGTCTTCTGTGTCACCTATATACAACAACTTGCTACCCGCAGCAAAGCGAGGAGCGAATTCGTTAATAACCGCTACTTGAATTTCATTGTGCTCGCCTGGAGAAAGATGGTATTCTTTCCCATTTATATTCAATGGTATTTTATTCAGTTTTCTTTCAGCTGCGTATTTTTGTTGTATTTCGGCGTGTGCTGCTATAAACTCATCGGTAAGTGCCTTGAAAGCATCAGTCCCGTAAGCCTTAATCACTGTTAATGCCTCATCAGTCAAGGCATAATGAGCCTTCGGGCTATTGACTGGAAGATTAGGATCATCAGGATTATAGCTGGCAACACCTGCTTGGACAAACTGGTGTAACACTTGTCGCCTAAAAGTCTCTCTGGTATTTGGAGCATATGGAGCATCAGCTTTGTAGTTTGCATTAACAAACGCCATTATCTCCTTTGTAATTCTCATGCTCTTTTTAATGGCATTGGACCAATTATCATCCTTTTTTATTTCGCAAAGGGCCAAAAGTGTTAGAGCAGAAAGCTCATTCTGCTGCGCTTCTGGAAGCCCTAGTGATTTAAGAATGTCTTGTGCATCTGTAATTTTGCTCATAATTGTATGTTAAAGTACCTCTCTACAAGGCTGTTAATATAGTCAATAGAATAATTGTTGTTTAGTATAATCTTATTTCCAATTTTCCGAATGTCATCAATTGGAGGCAATGGCATTATCCTAAGTTCTGTAGCGCTTACATTTATGCTTCCATTAAAGAGACGGAAATATTCATCAAATAATTTACTATTTAGCAAAGCCGCTAGCCCGATTGTCTCGTCTCGTCTTAAATGGCCATTTACTCGATAAATATAATTCAATTTATTCTCTACGCCAACATACTTATCTTTAGACATATTACCAAAATAAGGAGCTGCTATCAATCTACTATCATCATCCTTCGAGCTCATTCGTCTAAGAAAAATATAGTTTTTGTTAGGTAATAAAACCTGTTTAGTGTCTTGAGTTATACATATAAACTGTCCCTTATTTTTTCTAACGACTGGATGGTCAGCCAACATCTTAACTACATTATGCATCCAATATAAAGGGACTGTATTACTATCATACTGGTCTACAATGTGTTCTTGAGTGCGAAACGCGACAACAGGTCCCGTTGATATTTTAAATCCATAGTTACCCATACATCCATTCCAAGAACGAAAAAGTCGCAATACATTCACTCCATCATCAGTGGTTGGGATAAATAGTATTTTGTCATCCGAACCAGTATCGACGATCTCTAACTTAGAGTATTCTTTTCTACTAGACTCTTCAATATCATTAACTCCATTACTATATGAGACTACTACTTTGTCGCTGTTTTGGGTCGTAAACTTCGATATGATGAGTTCTTGTAGTACATCATCTTTTGCAAATGTATCTTTACGAGTACTAAAAAGATGTACAAAATCCAACGACACATTACAGAATAAGAAATTACGAAACGATTGAAAATAGCGTCCAGAAGCAAAACTTCTTGGAGTAATGAAGATCATTTCACCAGTATTCTTGAGCATTCTAGAGCATATGGCCATAAATAGGGCATAAATATTAGTCTGCCCATCTACTATATCAATACATGATTGTGTTCTATAATCATCCTTGGCTAATTTAAAGTATGGTGGATTAGAAATAATATAATCATACTTCACTCTGTTGCTATCAAATAAATCCTGCGACGATAGATAATGATGATTTGAGATAACAAAATCATCATTATAAAGAGATGTGTGAAGAGTTATATTTCTATATTCAAGCCACTCCTTTAGGTAGTTTGCAACTTTATTTATCAATGGGGTTAAGCAGGTGTCCGTATCATAGACATCCAATATAACTTCTCGAAGGCAGTTGTCTGTTGCGGCTATACTTTCAATTAGCGCACATGATAGCACTAAACTACCACAGCCTGGGTCAAGTATTCGTATGGTCGTGCTTTGTGTTGGAGTAGCAATGCTCCCCATAAATTTAGCAATGCCATGCGGAGTAAAAAATTGCCCTTTATCTTTTTTCTCCTTCTGAATAGAGCATGAAGAATATGAAAAGCCAACACGCTCTGCAAAGCAAGAGGGTGTTTCTCCGCATACAGGCTGGATGTGAGTATCCATATTCATACTTTCCATTCATTACAAATTATACAACAGGTGCAAAGTTAATCAAAATACGCAATATAGAGGCTGAGAACGAACAATAAAATCGCTTATCGCCATTAAAATAAACCTATCATGCGTCTTTTCTCTACTCTTTCAATAAAAAGATTAGAGTATGAAGCTATCGTTAAGACGCAAATTCAAGGGGTCGAAATATACTATCGGTGACCTCAATATTGACGGCACATTTTTCTGTAACACTATCGAGGATGTCATTCGAGAACTTCCCGATAGTTGTCCTAATACCTCGCGCTGGATTCCGTGCAAGTGCAAGGAGAAGGTCTATGCTCGCACCGCAATTCCAACCGGAACATACAAGGTTACTTTGGAGTATAGTCCGAAGTTCAAGCGCAAGATGCCGTATCTGCACGGTGTCCCTCACTTCTTGGGTATTCTGATTCACTGGGGCAACACCGAGGATGATTCGGGCGGTTGCATTATCGTTGGTGAGAACTCTGTCAAGGGTAAGGTCATCAACTCTCGTGCGACCTTCAAGAAGCTCTACGCTCTTCTCGAAAAGGAGAAGGATATCACCATCGAAATCTACTAAGCAATGGCGGTCAACAAACTCAAAGCACCGCGCAATATACATATCGACTTCAGCCCATCCCCTCGGCAGTATGAGTTGTGGAAACTTCTGCAACCAAACTACTGTCCACATTGTGGGGCTGAGATCGAACAGGTTCTTGTTGGCTATGACCAGCAGAGAAATCCTCAATACAAACCACAATGTAAGCATTGTAAGTCGCAAAATCTTCCCCAGCTAATCTTGGGAGGTGGTGCCGCCGGTGGTGGTAAGTCGTTTGTAGGTAGCGTATGGCTCGTTTCGTCGTGTATGCGTTTCGAGAATATCCGTGCTGTCGTTGCTCGTAAGACACTCAAATCGCTCAAAGAGTCCACTTGGAATACCATCAAAACAATCTTGAAGGACTGGGGCTTGAAAGAGGATGTGAACTACAAGATTAACAATCTCGAAGGTACGCTCACATTCTGGAACGACTCGGTTATCATTATGAAGGAGATGGCCGACATTCCCTCGGACCCCAACTTCGAGCGATTCGGTTCTTCGGAGTACACAATCGCAATGGTCGATGAGGTGTCGGAGATATCCGAAAAGGCTGTCGAGGTGTTGTTCTCGCGTCTTCGTTGGCGTACTCACGAGACCTTCAAAACTCCACGAATGTTGCTTACTACCAACCCAACTATCAACTGGGTGCGTAGTCGATTCGTGCAGGATGAGAATGGCGATAAGGTGGTATGTCGTGAGGGCGAGGCGTATGTTCCGTTCTCTGTGTTTGACAACCCAAATATCGCATTTCGCCAGGTCTATGAGGCTGCCCTGAATAAAATTCGAGACCAGGCAACAAAGGAGCGTCTGCTCTATGGTAACTGGGACTTTGTAGAGGCGAATGATATGGCTATCTACAATCGTTTTGATGGAGCGAAGCACCTTATCACCAACCTAAAGGAGAAGGTCTACGACCCGACAAAACCACTCATCACAGTATGGGACTTCAATGTGGCTCCGCAGATGTCTGTCCTCTCTGCACAGATTGACTACGACAACAAGAAGGTCTATATCCTCGAAGAGATCCTTGGCAAGCCCGAAGACAAGGAGAACAACACACCTGCACTCGCTCGTAAGGTACGACTGAAGCTCTATCGAGATAAGCATATCGGCGGCGTTGATGTTACAGGAGACCCGTCAGGATTGCAACGCTCAACGACCAACGAGGATGGCATCAACAACTACACAATCATTGTGGACACCTTCGGCAAAGGTATCCTGCGACCAAAGGTAAAACTACTCCGCAAACAACCGCCACAGGTTACTCGATGCGAGTTTGTCAATGAGGTTTTCGATGGCTATAATGGCTGGGATATTCAGATAGACATCAAGTGTCGCAAACTCACACAAGACCTCATCTACCAGCTCCGCAACGAGGATGGCACAAAGAGTAAGCAGAAGACAACAGACCCTAAAACAGGTGTAAAATATGAGCGATACGGACACTTGTCAGATTGCCTCGATTACTTGCTCTGCTACTATCTACGTGACAGCTGGTATAAGTACAAGAGCGGTGGTGATGGCAACGGATATGTGGTATCGACATCGGTAATAAGCGAAGGATTTAACTACTAAACGGAACAGATATGTACAGTCCCTATGTTTGTAATCCAAAAGATTGAGAAATAATTAATTATCTTTGGATGTAATCAATACA